GTTATAATTGTTGACTAATTTAGGAGATATCGATGACTACCAAAACTTTCAACGGTGAACAGAAAATTAAGTTGACGGCAATAATTAATGAAGGCATGGCTGTCATGCACGAGATTGATACCTTGCAGGGCGGACTCACTGACACCATCCGGGCCGTGGCCGAAGAACTAGAGGTCAAACCCGGCATCCTGAAAAAAGCCATTCGCCTGGCACACAAGGCCGAATTTGGTAGAGAAAAACAAGACCACGAGACCTTAGAAACTATTCTCGAGACCGTGGGCAAGACGCTTTAAGGACCCCATTTGGTAATAAGATTATATTGTTTTTTTATTATTTGTTCTTTTGCTAATGTCCTATTATAAAGTTCTCCGAATGTTGTATTAGTTTTTGTATTAATTTCATTTGGTGCATATTTTTCAGGATTGCCGTGCCAAAAAGATCCATAATATTCATAAACAGTATTAGTTAGTGGATCAAATCCATCAACAAGATAGATTTGATCTCCTACTGTTAACTTTTCTTGCCGTAATGGAACATTTAATAAATCTAACCACTGTTTTTCAATTTTGCTAATATTTCCAGGTTTAAGATTATTTAATCTACCTAAGTACCAGCACGTCGGACAACCGCCGGTCTTATCGAGATGTTTTTCAGCCCTTTTAAGAGTAAACAATCCGTGATTTTTACATTCTATAGTAATAGGATGTTTCATTCCGGTATATGTTGATATCACTGTAAATTTATCTTGATATTTTATTTTGCTTTTTGTGACAAATTCATCGTGTGTGTACGCAAAATTATGAGAGCATTTCGGACAACCTTGTTTTTGATGTATATGATCGCAAGCACGTTGTATAAAAATACCATGCTCAGGACAAATAATATTGACTTTGTTGTGAGAATGTGTGTATAATACACTACTATAATCAAATTTGTTGTTATGTATAGTATTTGCTTTTTGAACCCATTGTTCAAATCGGATTTGTTGACTAGAATGCCATCTACTATATTGTGCTGAGGATTGTGTAGTTAACATATTTTTTCCTATAAAGTGTATCTACATAAGTATTTATCAATAAATAATTAAAAGGGGAATTACCATTAGTTATGTGGACTGTTTATATGACAGAGAACGCGACCGCATACATGTGGTAGAGCGTGTGGCCGGAGAACGAGTGTATCGTGAATACCCGGCTGAATATCGTTTCTACTACGACGATCCCCGGGGCCGGTTTCGCAGCATCTACGGCACACCTGTGGCAAGATTCAGCACTCGCAACAACAAAGAGTTTCGCAAAGAAGTCAAGATACAGAGTGGCCGCCAGCTGTATGAAAGTGACATCAATCCCATATTCCGATGCCTGGAAGAAAACTACAAAGACCAAGATGCCCCTGAACTCAATGTGGCATTTTTCGACATTGAGGTGGCATTTGATCCCGAGCGTGGCTTCTCGCCTGTGGAGGATCCTTTCAATCCCATCACAGCCATAAGTGTGTATCTTGCCTGGATAGATCAGCTGGTCACCCTGGTGGTGCCGCCCAATCACATGAGCCGGGCCACTGCAGAAGAAATTGCCGGCGAGTTTTCAAACACTGTGTTGTTCGAGCGTGAAGAACACATGCTGAACGCATTTCTTGATCTCATACAGGATGCTGACGCATTGTCAGGTTGGAACTCCGAAGGCTATGACATACCCTATACTGTGAACCGTGTGACTCGAGTGCTGAGCCGGGACGACAGTCGACGCTTTTGTCTCTGGGATCAGTATCCCAAAAAGCGCATGTTCGAACGCTTTGGTGCCGAAAACGAAACCTATGACCTAGTGGGTCGAGTGCACATGGACTATATGCAACTGTATCGCAAGTACACCTATGAGGAGCGACACAGCTACAGCCTGGATGCCATTGGTGAGTACGAGCTCAACGAACGCAAAACAGCGTTTGAAGGTACCCTAGATCAGCTGTACAATCAAAACTTCCGCACATTTATCGAATACAACCGCCAGGACACGGTGTTGTTGGCCAAGCTGGATCAAAAGCTGAGATTCTTGGACCTAGCCAATGAACTGGCACATGCCAATACTGTGTTGCTGCAGACCACCATGGGTGCTGTGGCCGTGACCGAACAGGCCATCATCAACGAAGCACATGAGCGTGGCATGGTGGTGCCCAATCGCAAACAACGACTCACCGACGATGACACACAGGCTGCTGGTGCTTATGTGGCTGTGCCCAAGAAAGGCATACACGAGTGGGTGGGGTCCGTGGACATCAACAGTTTGTATCCCTCGGCCATTCGTGCACTCAACATGGGACCCGAAACCATTGTGGGTCAACTGAGGCCCATCATGACTGATCGCTACATTGCGGATCGCATGCGAGGCGGAGCCAGCTTTGCTGCTGCCTGGGAGGGCTTGTTTGGCAGCTTGGAATATACCGCTGTGATGGAGCAGCAGCGCGGTACTGAAATCACCATTGACTGGAGTTCAGGCGAGGAGTCGGTGCACTCGGCAGCAGAAATCTGGCGCATGATATTCGACTCCAATCGTCCCTGGATGCTCACAGCCAACGGCACCATAGTGACCTATGAAGTCAAGGGAGTGGTACCGGGATTGCTGGAACGCTGGTACTCAGAACGCAAGGACCTGCAGGCCCGAAAGAAAGAAGCCCGAGACAAAAAAGAAGAAGCATTCTGGGACAAGCGTCAACTGGTGAAAAAAATTAACTTGAACAGTTTGTATGGTGCCATTTTGAATCCAGGCTGCAGATTTTTTGATCACAGGATTGGACAAAGTACCACCTTGACTGGTCGGGCCATTGCTAGACACATGGATGCCTATATCAACGAGTGTATCACTGGCCAGTATGATCATCAGGGCACGGCCATCATCTATGGTGACACCGACTCCTGTTACTTCTCGGCTTGGCCTGCCATAAAGAACGAAGTTGCAAATGGCAACATGGCCTGGTCAAAAGAAACCTGCATTCAACTGTATGACAGCATAGCCGAACAGGTCAACACCAGCTTTCCGGCATTCATGGAACAGGCATTTCACTGTCCCAGAGATGCAGGTGAGTTGATCCGAGCCGGTCGAGAGCTGGTGGCAGACCGCAGCTTGTTTATCACCAAAAAACGCTATGCTGTCAACATCATTGACCTGGAAAACAAACGCCTGGACGTGGGCGGCCGACCAGGCAAGACCAAGGCCATGGGCCTGGACCTCAAGCGATCAGACACACCTAAAGTGATCCAGGACTTTTTGCTGGAGATCCTGGAACGAGTGCTGTCGGGCGCTGATCGTGAAAGCATTGTGGAACGCATTCGAGAATTCAAGTATGAGTTTGCCGAGCGTCCGGGCTGGGAAAAAGGCTCGCCCAAGCGTGTGAACAACTTGACCAAGTACAGCAAAGAAGAATCTAGACTGGGACGAGCCAACATGCCTGGGCATGTGCGAGCAGCCATCAACTGGAATAATTTGCGGCGCATGAACAACGATAACTACAGCATGCAGATTGTTGACGGTATGAAAACCATTGTGTGCAAGCTCAAGGCCAATCCCCTGGGTTGGACATCAATTGGCTATCCCACAGACGAACTGCATTTGCCACAGTGGTTCCGTGACTTGCCGTTTGACGATGCTGAAATGGAAGCCACTGTGGTGGACCAAAAGATTGACAACTTGTTGGGTGTGTTGGACTGGGACTTGAGTTCAGCCACCAATACCGAAAACACTTTCCAGACCTTGTTTGATTTCTCATGAAGCTGCGCCAACTCATTGCTTACAGAAACATGCTGCGTTCGTTTGACGTGGGCAGCATACGCACAGACACCAACATGAGCCTACAACGCATCATGCACGAGATTGATCAGGCCAGATTTGACTTTTCAAGTGAAACACTACTAGAACAAGACATTGATGCAGTGGATTCGGCCATTGGTTCATTCAAACGCAATCTTGAACGGCTGAAACTGCAACTTGATCAAGAAATTGCCACCGAAGAAGCCGATGCTTATGCACAGGCTTTGGCCTGGTACGAAGGCGAAATTCGTCAGAGATCTGTGGAAGCACTGCTCAATCGACACACACGAGTGTCTGCTGCTACCCAGGACCTGATGCTGAATCGAATTCGTTACTATAGCGATTGGCGTTATCCCGGCATGATCATCAGACCTGGCAATCGAGATCTTGTGGACCACTTGGTCAACTATGATCCGTTATATCTCGTGGACATTGATCAGCAGTTGCTGGATCCGGCACTGGATCGGTTCAATGAACAATATCAGCGCAGATTGGGTTGCTATGTGATTGACGAATCGGAACATGCTGCCATACTGGGCAATTTACCCAACAGCCAATTTGGTTTCTGTGTGGCTGTGGACTACTTCAATTTCAAACCTGTGCCTGTGATTCGGCGCTATCTGGCGGAACTGTTTGAGAAACTGCGACCCGGAGGCACCTTGGCCTTTACCATCATAGACAGTGATCATGTGCCGGCCTTGTTGCTGATGGAAACTGGATTTGGCTGTTACACTCCAGGATCAGCTGTGATAGATGTAGCCGACGACATTGGCTATGAACTCACCTATCAGTATCACGGCGATGGTGAACCCGTGACCTGGCTGGAGTTTCGACGTCCCGGCACCTTGACCAGTCTGCGCGGTGGCCAAACTTTGGCAAAAATAATCCCTAAACAAATACAAAACCCCTTGCAAGTTTGACCTTGAACTTGTATAATCAACCCACTACTGGAGAAAACACATGAGAGATCACTTACTGGACCTGGTGTCCCACACCTATGACCTTGGCTGCATTGACTTGGTAAAAATCACCGGAACTGACACAGATACTGTGATCAATGCCATGGCCGAAGATCGCAGCGTGGTGATAGAAGCTGCCTTTGCTGGACCACACGCAGACTTTGTGGGCACCTTTGGCATGCCCAACTTGAACAAGCTGAAAATCTTGCTGAACCTACAGGAGTATCGCGAAAACGCCGACCTCAAAATTGCACGTACCGCAGCCGGCGACGCTGAAGGCATCAACTTCAAAAATGCCGGGGGCGACTTCCGCAACAGCTACAGATTCATGGCCACTGCCATCATCAACGAAAAGCTCAAGACTCCCAAGTTCAAGGGCGTGAACTGGCACATTGAATTTGTGCCCACGGTGCTGGCTATTCAGCGGCTCAAGATGCAAGCACAGGCCAACTCTGAAGAAACCACTTTTCAAGCACAAACTGACGGCAGTGATCTCAAATTCTCGTTTGGCGATCACAGCACCCATGCTGGCAACTTTGTGTTTGCATCCGATGTGTCAGGGCAACTCAAACGAGCTTGGTCATGGCCTGTGAAGACTTTTATCTCCATCATGGACTTGGTGGGCGACAAAGTGGTGAAAATTTCCAATGATGGGGCTGCCATGATCACGGTGGATTCAGGCCTGGCTGTGTACAACTACATCTTGCCTGCGCAGAGCAAATAATTATGAATTTTATATTGAACTATATCAAGTCACACATACCCCAGATGGAAATGATTGGGGTTGTCATGCGTATCATTAGTTTCAGCTTGGTGTCTTGGCTAGGCCCAGCAAGTCCATTTATGTTTGTGTGGATTTTTAACACCGTAGATGCTATTCTGTTGACTTACTGTGCATTGTTAAAGAAAGACAGGGCTTATTCACTACTAAATGGCTTTTGGATTTTGGTAGGCATTGTTGGAATTGCTAGAGCCGGGGGATGGGTATGAAATGGATCAAGCGACAGTTGCGCAACTGGTTGTTGAATGAAGAACCGGAGCTGGAGTCTAAACTCAGCAGAGGCATAGGAATAGTGTCTGCCCGCGAGCAGGACGACGAGGCCGAGGGACTGAACATTCATGTGAGATCAGCCATAGGTGGGCGTATTGTGCGGTTCCGTCACTATGATTCCCGAGCCGATCGCAACTATCACAAGGTGTACATTGTGCCTGAAGATCAAGACTTTGAGCGCGAACTGGGTCGCATGATCACTCTGGAAAGCATGAGATAATCTTGACAACTGAACAACACAACTTCACAGCCACACAAACTGGCGCAGATGGCTTGAGTCAATGGGCTGTGTTCTTGCCGGCCATATCCGGCTTCTATGCCACCTACATAGGCAAGCAACGAGACCCTGTGAACGGTCCCTGTGTGGATCCTGCCAGAATGCCTGCAGCCATTCAGGACATGGAACAGCTGAATTGGCTCAATGCCCAACAAGGCCTGTTCCCTTATCGCTGGAGTCTGTATTCGGGTGGTCATGCCAATTTGGATCTCACCAAGCAGGACTGGTCAGAAGACATGGTGCGAAACCGCGATCCCAATACTGTGATGCTGGGCGACTCAGGCGGATTCCAGATTGCCAAGGGCTTGTGGGAAGGTGACTGGCGTGCCA